AGCATGGCGGCAGACCCGGCGAAGGGTTCGACATAGTTGTCTACGTGTCCAAAAGCCATCCACACCTCTTCGCAAGCGTTGGATTTGCCGCCAAAATAAGGGAAAGGTGCCGCCAAAGTCCCAGAAATGCTTTTCATGCCACCACCCGCCCATCAAAATGCTTGCGCAGATCATGCAACTGAGTCCAGCCTTTATCCCCGCACGCACCAGCGTTGGCCAGCAGTTCTGTTGAGGCAAACACGCCGTCTTGCTCGGGGTTGCCATTTAGCAGGGCCACGCCATCAATCTCATATAAGGCAGTAAATTCATCTGGCCCGTCTTTGCGCTTCCACGGCACCAAATCAGGGTGCAGGACATGCGACTCGCAACCCTTGCGCTGGGCCTCTAGCGGGATCACATCATCCCATCGAGCACAATGCCAGGTGCTGTCCGGCTTGGCCGTGCTGTGACTGCATGTACGGCAGTTAACGTGCTTGGTCGTATTGCTCTTATGGCAAAAATCGTGCGCATCGCAGAACTTGCATTGGTACCAGCTTGGGTCGGTGCTAATCGGCGGAGGCATGCGGTCGCTGGTGGCCAAATAATGGCCCCGACGAATGTGCTTTTCTGCAACCTCTGGCACATAACGCACGCGCTCGGTGTACATGCGGTCATCGTCTTTGCAGATTGCCACATACAACGCCCTGTCAATTTTCATGCCATGCATATAAAGCTGCATTTGAACGAAGTGTTCAGGCTTGGCGCTGGATACGTCTGAGGACTTTTCCAGTGCGTCAAAAGATTTTTTGCTGTGCGTTTTAAACTCAACAACGTGCCGTTTCTTTGGCGCTTCAGGTACGCCCGATTCAATCACGCCGTCGAGGCTGCCGGACACGTGGCAACCCAGATCAACCCGCGACTGATGGGCGCTGGTGTTGCGCACATCCATGCCAATGGCGCGCAGGTCGCCAACAATGGTAGATTCCTCGTTGTGGCCACGCCGGAACAGGCGCAAGACCCGGCCTGAAAACTTCGGCTTTACAGCCCAGCGAAACGATAGCCACAACCATCGATCACACGCATGGCCTAGTGACGAGCAGCCCATATGCGGCCTTGGCTCATCGGGTTTGCTTTCGTGATACTTGTCAATCAGACTTTGAATGGTAGAATCGAGCTCAGGTATTTTCATTGTTTCTCCTTTGTGTTGTAAAAAAGCACTTAGCCCCGGCTTCGCAAGTTGCCGGGGCATTTTTTTACTTTTTCGCCCAAGGAGGCGATGCCTTACCTGGTGCGGCCGAAGCAGTAGCCGGTGAGCCAAACGGTACGGATGCCATCGGCGCAGGGCTACCGTTCAGAGACCTGAAACCTTTTACGTCGTTGCTGGCATCGTATGTCTTGCCAGATGCTGGGTCGGTGCGCTGCGCACGAATGTCCAGCTTGATTGACAGGCTCCCGCCGATCAATTGATCCGTGTCCGTCACTCTTGATAAGCCAATAGCTCGCATAACCTCGCCCAACTGCTGTCGGCCAATTTCCTCGGCCTTGGGCGTCTTGTTTTTGATATTTAGATTCCCAAAAACAACCCTGCCTTGGTGCGTTGGGCCAGTGATGTCGTATCGCAGCTTGATATATTGACCCGTGCCGTCGCTAGTCGCTTTGATCTCAGCTTGCGTGATATTGGTGTTGTACCAGCCAGCAGGCAGAGGATCAAAGTTTGATGTGCCCTGCGGCAACTCGTTGACGTCAAATGCAGTATCTAAAAATGCCATGATAATTACTCCAGTTTTAAAAAATTAAACAAACCACAGCCAAATGCCGTGAATAATCCCTATCGGGAACATAATCGCTCCCGCTATCAAAAAACCCCAAAGGCCGTCGCTGAAACATGTAATGATGTGAGTCAACCACGCTGCAAAACAGGTTAATCCTAATATCAAACCCATGATAATTACTCCTTAACAGTGATTGCAAAAGACGGCCGGCCAGGCTTGGCGGTGATAGCATCGGACAAAAGCCTGGTGATTGATTCGTCGGCGGCTTTCCAAGCCAGCATGTTAATCTCAGGCTTCCAGCGGCACAGTGTTGCCAGGTGATCGGTCAGCCCATTCTCGGCCGCCAACTCTTGCAGCTTTTCGGAATCAACCTTNCGGTCAATCCGGCCAGAGATTTTAATGAGGCAGCCAGCTGCCTCAAAGGTGTCGGTCCCCTCAAAGTCCTTTGCTATCTTGTAGTTGGCGACCATCTTGTCCTCAAGGGAGCGTCTGTCTTTCTGCGCCTCGGCCTCGATTGCTTTGGCCTTCAGCCAGTTTCTGCCTAATTCGGAAAATTTGTCGGTCATGGCGTAAACTCCAATGCCTGCAACTTACTAATTTTCTGGTTTAGGTTAAAAATAGACTTTGCAAATGCTTCATTAATTTTGACTTTTTCAAGTTCTAAAGCCAAGATTTTTTGCGCTGTTGGGTCATATTTTTCAGGCAAGTTAAAATCAACATCCTGCTGACAAACGAACGTAAGATTTTCGCTGTCGTACGATTTAAAGCTGTAAGCAACATAAGACCCAAACTCGTCAAAAGACCACTTTTGAAAATAAACAAACATTGGGATATTTACTTTTTTCATAATTGCCCGCCAATCTTGGCAATTATCTCGCCCAAGTCTGGAGCCTCCCAAGCACCCAGCTTTCCGCTACGATCCTTGGCCAGCCAAAGGCCGTCGGAGTCACACATCAATGCTCGCTGCGTTTTGCCGTCAGCATCCTTTTCTACCCGCAAGGCCAAAACCTCGTCGAAAAAATAGGGTAAAGACTGACCCGTCTTGTTACCCGGCATTGATGGCGCATACAGGATGCGGCCCATTTCGTCTTGCGTCTTTTCTAGCTTGGCGCTCATGTAAACATGCTTGCCGGGCAAGTCACGAAACACGCGGATGATGTCGGCCATCTGCTCTTGCATGGCCCCGTAGGCCGCCCGAGGGTCTTTGTTGACCTTTTTTTCGTGGTTCAAGCAGACCTCGGCTATTTCGCTGATCGAATCAATCGCAACTGACTCAAAAGCCTTTGCCTCATCGCTCTCCCTAAGCCATGCGTAGGCCTCTTGCAGCTCGTCCATGCTAGTGACTTCAATGTAAGGCAGGTCGGCGTCTTGGATAGATAGCAAACCGCCTTCTGCTGACAATACAATTGGGGTCGGCAGTGACTTGATCAAGCTGGTCTTGCCAGAGCCGGCTGATCCGTAAACTAGCATTTTCACGCCCTCTGTGTGCAGGGCTCCTGTCCTTTTAAGATTGATGGCCATGGGTGGCTCTCCTTTGGTTTGTTGCTGCAATTTCAGGAAATCTGGTGTTGCAGTAACGCAATCATAAACCGAAAATAGGGTATAGTGCAAGCACTCCCGCAAATATATTTTCAGAGGTGCAAATTATGATGACTATTGAGCAGATTAAAAAACGTCTTGAGGATGCTAATCTCAAGCGTGTGGCCCAGAACGCTGGGGTGCATCCGGCCACGGTCTACAGGTTCATGCAGGAGGAGTCCAAGCCCATGTACGAAACGGTCAAGGCGCTGTCGGACTACCTCACACGGCAGGAGGCTAGAATCAATGGCTGATCTGTCAAACGTCCTTGGCGGNCCCTGGTCACCACCACCAGAGAAACTGGTCGCACCGCCAGAGGCCCAGCTCATCGATGCCATCAAGGCAGCAGGGCTGGAGCCACCAGATCACATCGAGATGGACGGCAAGATTCACCGATTCAAGTCAGGCACCAAGGGCACACCAGGCATTGACAAGCCTGGTTGGTATCTGATCTTCGGTGACGGCATCCCGGCAGGTCGCTTCGGCTGCTGGCGCATGGGCCTTGAGGTGACATGGCGTGCAGACGTAGGCCGCAAGCTGACCGACTTCGAGGAGATGGCCCACGCAAGGCGCATCAATGAATCCAAGGTTTTGCGCGAAGCCGACCAAAAGCGCCAGCATCAAGTCGCCAGCGAGACAGTCGAGAAAATCTGGCTCAGTGGAGTCGCAGCCCACCCTGATCACCCCTATCTCA